AATGGCTCCCCATGACCTGCCCGACGCCGAAGGACGTGCTTTCCAGTGCAGCCTGCTTATCGATAGTCATCGCCCGCCCAAGAAGCTGCCAACGGGCTTTCTGCGAGGCCGGGTTCTTCACCCCGCCGACGGTCGGAGATGCAAGCCCGAGACGCCGAGCTTCATCGCGACGGGACGCCGTCACCAGCCGGTCGAAGTAATGGCCTTCGAAGCGGATCACCGGCATTTCCTTGCCGTCGATATCAGCGAACACGACGCCGTTGCTCTCGACCTCGACAACAGCCTTCAGCGCCGCCGGGTCAATACCGTGCACGCTCGCAACTCGCTCAATCGAGCGCGCGACATCAGCCTTCAACATGAGGCTTCTCCTGATTGTGGGTTATGGGTGCCGGGTTACGCCGTGATGGCTTCGCGCCACATGGCGTCAACCTGCGCTTCGGTCAGGCCGAGAGCGGCGGCAATAAGCAAAAGCGTCGGGTGATTGCGGTTGAATGTGCTGGCATCGGACCATTCGATTTGGGCTTCCTGCTTCTGCAAACCTTCAGGCATTGCGGCGATGGCCGTTTCCACAACGTCGAGAGAAATACCGTTGCGAACTAACGTAAGCCGAAGCTGTCGTTTAGTGATCGGATGGAAGACTTCCGGAACCTCCGGCGCCACATAAGGCGGGATCGTGTTCCCTTCTTCTTCCCATTCCGCAATCATCTGGCGAAAGCGGCTCGACATGTCGTCCGGAACGTCCCAAAGCTCGCCTTCAATGGTTGCGCTGATTGAGCCGATGGAAGTGTAACCATGTACCTGCATGTTAAAGCTCCGCATCTGCCAGGACGGCGTTTATTGATCGACCATCAAAGGTGTTGTTTCCAGGATCAGTGAACCATCTCGCGTATGAAGCGGACCGCTCATCCAGACCAAACACGTCACCCGACTGCCAAGTGACGTTCGGCACTGCTCGCATCGTGGTCGACCAGTGAAGATTAATTCGGCGAATGCCCGTCGTTCCGCTGCCCGCGAAGGAGTAAATATTCCCATCGTAGAAGTTGCAGAAGCGCTCGCACCGCATTTTCTCAAGGGATTCATCGATTTCCGAGAACGGATCATCTTCAAAGGAAGCATCGCCCTCAACGAACGAAACTCTCGCGATTTCGTAGGCACCGCTCTGGCGCGGCGACAGCAGCCATGCAAGAGAGATGTAATCGTTGGACGTGCCGAGAACCTTGCCTGTGACAGACGGAACGACAAACTGAGCGCGGCGAAGCTGTGTCGATGCGTCATAGATTTTCGGGATATCGAGGCTGGCGGCAGCGGTAGCAACCGGAGCACTCGGGGAGCCGCCAACGCCGAAGCTTTGAACAATCTCGCACGACAACGTTTCATTGCCGGTAGGACCCGTGAAGTAAGCCCGCGCCGACGCCGCCTTGCCGGAAAACTTGTAGACATTTTCGATACGCTGCTCGACACGAAGTGTCCCGCTCGTCGGAGCCGTACCAAAGGTGAAGCGCATTTTCGTTCGCGGATTGCCCGGTACAAGCACCTGGCCCGGCGTGAATGCAGCTTGGTTAACCGTCACCGACTGGTTCGTGTTATTCGTGACAAGAAACCGGTCAAAAACGTAGGCTGATGCGCCGGGCGCGATTGTCTTGCCGCCACGAACAATGAACCTGCAGTTCCCGTTTATAATCGCGTTTCGGGTGCCGGTAAGCGAGGCGATGGCCGTGGCCGGGATAACCAGGGTAGCCTTGAACTCGGTTCCGGTGCAGATGATGTCACAGGCGAAGCCTTGCAAAACTCGAAGCTGTAGAGCTCCGTTGATCAGTTCCGATCCGGAAGGGTCAACGATAACCGTACCGCCATCTGCGACAATTCGAACGTGCCAGTTTGCGCCGAGTGTGGCGGCTGTCGTGAGTGTGAGCGTCGCAGCAGCGGAAAAGCTGATGACCGCATTTTGGTCCGTCAACACCGTAGTGTAATCCCCGGGCTTGGTCACGTAGACCACTTTTGGATCTACCTGCAGTGCGGATTGCGCAGTGGCAACGGAGGTGCCGCCTGTACCGCCGGCCGTGACAGGGCGTGCGTTGTTCGCGTCCTGAACAAGGTCATCCACGACCTGGTTAAACTTAGCGCTTTCGATGGTCGTATTCGGCACGGCTGTGGTGCCGGCTGGCTTCGAATAGACACCTGAACCGTTACGAGGCATGTTGGCCCTCTCTCAAATGGAAAAAGGCCCCCGAAGGAGCCTTTCATTGGATTTCGTTTTCGCTTATCGTTCCGGCCATGATCCGGATTGTTCAAATTGCCTGCGTTGCCCTGCTCGCCCTCGTGCTCTACGGGGTGAGGGTAGGTTTCGAACATCTATTCGATTGGGGCGGACCCGGCTTTGTTGACGGCTTCATCGTTGGCGTACTGATGTGCTTTGCCGTCTATGGCCTCATCTGCTGGATAGACCCGTCATCGCGCCCCCGTGGTTCCTCCGCCGATAAGTAAGGCTCTCGTCACGGGATCGAGTGCGCGAGGCGCTTCACGCGGCGCACCGCTCATCAAAGCCTGAACAACTGTGCTGCGGTTGGAACCGACGAGCGCCATTGCCAGATCCTCGCGGGCGCGCTCTCCAGACTGAGGCAACAGCGCTCTTGCAACCTTGCTGGCCTGATCGAACATGACCGATCGAGCCGCGCCACGAACGCCGCCAGCCTTAAAGGACTCAGCAGCGCCGAACCCGCCGGCCTTTACCCCGAGTTCTTCCTGAGCGGCAATGCGGGCCGCCGTCTCGCTGTTCCGGGTGACGGTATTGGCCGTATCGGCAAACACCCGTTCATTATCCAGAACCTTGATTAGCCGATCGGCCTTGTCCTGGCCGAAGAGCGTTGCAAGGCGTGCACGGTTCCAATCACCCTCACCCTTGATGAGCTTGTTCAGTGCGGAAACATCATTGGCGTTATTGCCCACGATGCGCTCCACTTCGGCCCGTGCGCCCTGTGACAGGCGCAACGGCACGGCAGACGGGCCGATCTGCATGTTCTGTGGCAAAGCGCCTTCCGTAACCTCCCTGACAAGCTCAGAGGGCCGTGGGGCTTCTCGGCCGCTGGCCAAAACGGTTTGACCGCGCTGCAAAGCTTCGCGTTGACGAGCAAGCTCTGCAAAATTGGCGTCCACTTCCTTGATGCGCGGCACCGAATCGCGAAGAGCGTCATCAAGCATCTGGCGGGTTTCCGACAGTGCGCCGATAACCTTCGGGTTTGTTTCGGTTGCCAGCATGCCGTCGATTGCCTGACGGGTTTCGAAGGCAATGCGGGGATCGGCCGTCACCTGATTGGTGTTGTGAACGTTCATCATGTCACGGACTCGCTGAAGCCCGCGCTGCGCATCACCTCGAAGGTTCTGGATACTCCTATCCAGATCATCGGTGATGGCCGTAAAGTCGTATCGCGCCGGCTTCTGGAAGACCTCACCATATTGAGGCCCCAGCGCCTGCTGATTGGCCTGTATAGTCGCATTGACCTCAGACGGCACCACAGAGCGCGGGCCAAGGTTATCATCGATTGCAGCCCCAATGCGGGCGTTTGCGCCTGCCTGACGGTCAGCAAGCGCCGTGCGGACGATTTCTTGCCCACGACCCGGCGATGCTGCCAAAGCGCCGGCTTGCTTCTGAAGGTTCGGCCCAAGGTCGGCCAGCATGGCATCAGGGCCCATGTCGGCAAGGCGCGCGCTTACGGCGGCAGCGTCGAGGCCATCATCAACCGCGGCACGGGAAAGATGAGACAGCGCCTCGGGCTTCATCCCGGCTGCGCGTGCGGCGCGCCAGTTGCGACCGGCATTGATGAGGGACTTGGTGCCTTTGCCGATAAGGTTCGCGGCGACAGGCGCGACGAGGCCCATAGCCATCCCGAGACCAGCACCTTTCTTTGTCGCCTCCAAATCACCGCCGGACCGAACTGCAGCGTCAGCACCGCCAAGCACGCCGCCGGAGAGGGTGCTTGCGCCGGTCCTAAGCAATGCTGAACCGCCACCAGCCCCAAATGCAGCCGGTGCGGCCGCGATCAGTGGCGCGGTGCCAGCAACGGCACCGGCAATATTGGCACCGGTCGTGACGTAAGGGTGTGCGTCCTGTGCGTTCCGGCTGATGTCCTGAGCGAGCTTCAGGTTTTCATCATAGGTGCCGCCATTCATCACCGTGGACGCGATTGCAGCGCCACGTTCGCCAGCGCCGCGGAGAAGCGGGCCAGCAACTGGCACGCCGTCAGCAAAGCCGGTTAGAGCCGCGCCGACGGTTCCGCTGGCGCCTTCCATGCGCTGTTTCTGCTCTTCTGCAGCAAGCAGGGCCTGCCCTTCCTCGAAAGACAGGTGTTTACCCTCCGTCTTCGGCTTGGCGTATTTCGACCAAGGGCCATCACCGGAAGGCTGCTGCTGATACTTTTCCCAAGGACCGGCCATTATTGAACCTTTTCCCAGTTGGATTGCTGCGCGGGATCGCCGCCCTTGAAACGATAGCCGTCAACGACCTGACCCGCAGAGGGCACGCCATCGCCGCCGGCCGGTCGCTTGTAAGTCGGTCCAGCATCTCGGATCATGGCGCCAATCACGGTTTCGCGGTTCTTCCGCTTCTGCTCGAGAACCTCCGGCTTATCCCCCGGTTGCGGGAAATACTGCTTGTTGGCGTTATCGAACTCTTCCGGCGAAATGACAGCGCCGGACTCCCGGCGAAGCTGCGCGTTGATGAAATCCCGCCGCGCCTGGTCGTATTGCTGGAAGTCTTCGCCCACGAGATTGTTTGCGATGAATCCCGGAACATACGGGCTGTTAGTGATGGCCTGATCGAATGTACTGAGCCCTGCATTGCCGAACTGGTCGATAAGTGCGCCAGATTGCGTCATGCGATCAGCGAACCCGCCGGCCTTGCTTTCATCGACCGTAACCTTTGGCTGCGTCAGCGGGATCATGCCTTGACGCTGCGGTACGGCCTGCGGCTGTTGCGGAGCCTGAGGCGGGGAAGGAGGCGCGGGAGGCGTCGGCGCGGCTGGTGCATCAGTCCCGAAGATATCAACGCCACCGGGCGCCTGTGGCGGCGCTGGCGGGGTTGGAGCCTGCGGGGCAGACATGGGCGACAGGGTGCCGTCTGTAGACTGGCCGAACACGCCCTGTGGCGTCATGAATATGATCTCGCCATTCGGGCCTGTAACCGTCTTGCCCGCCGCAATCTGCTGGGCCTGATCAGGCGTCAGCTTTCCTGCGTCCATCAGTCCATTGAGAGCCTGCGCTTCGATACCATTGCCCTTGAAGCGGAATTGCCCATTACCGGCACCGGCCGCCCCGCCCACAACCTTTGTCTCGCCTGTCTCGGGGCGGAACAGCGTGCCATCATCGAGACGCTGCCATTGCTTTTCAGGCTTTGCCCGGAGTGCTTCCAACTGAGCGCGCTTGTATTCCTGCTCAAGCTGATAGGACGGATCGTTGCGCTTCTGCGCCTGCTCGATGACGGCCGTTGCCATGGCCTTGTCCGCATCGGTCGCATACGGATTGTTCAGGAGCTTGAACGCCTGCTGAACACTCGGGCCGCTGCCAAGCGCCTGAGCCACAGTGACGCCCTGATATGGCGGCTGGGTCGCGGTCGTTGTTGTCGGCAATTCAGTAGGCACGCCAGCAGCTTTCGGCGGATCAATTAGCGCATTGACAACCGGGCTACGGCTGTTGGGGGCCGAAACAGCAGCGTCAACGTAACCAGTCGGAGGAGCAACAGTGTTTATTGCGTCAGCCGCTGTCATTCCAGTTGATGGATCGAGGCTTGCTACCTCTGTTTCTCCAGTCTGGAAACTCGGTAGGTAGCCCTTGGCAAAGGAAAGGCGCCGAGATGATTCCCCGCCAGGCCGATTGTAACCAGCGAATTTCCACGCATCATTCATATACTGCTGCGCTTCCTCGACTGTCTTTGCGCTGTTCAGCTTCTGAATGAGTTCAGGGCTTTCCTTAAGGAAGAATTTCGCTTGACCCTGCGGCGACAGGTCACCGGTCGCCGCTAAGGCTGCGTAACGCGGTCCGCGCCAAGACATGATACCGCCTGCTCTACCGGGCTGGCCGCTTTCGCTGGGGTCGTCCCACGTCCGATTCGCATTTGCTGCCGACCAGCCGCTTTCAGCGCGACCAGTCGCGGCGATTGCTGCCAGCGCATAAGGGTTCTTTACCTCAGTCCTGATGGTGTCCATGAAGGGTGTATAGGTATCGCCTGTAGCCGGCGCGGTCGCAGCGACCTTCGGAGACGTGGACGAAACCTCTCCTGCCGCGTCAGTCATTGGGACGATTGAAGACGGGCCGCCATCGGGAGCAGGAGACGCACCAAAGCCGCCCATGAAGGCAGCGCGGTCGGCTTCAAGCGCCTTCTTGCCTTCCGCCTCGCCAGCAGCGACCTTACCCATGAGGGCGCGGTAAATCAGCGCGTTGCCAAGGGCGTTCAAGCCTTCGCCTACGTTGCGCGGCGCCGACGACGTTTTGACGGCCAGCGCTTCCGCTATGGAGCGCTTGCGCTTGAGGCTTTCGGGGGTTTCGCCAGTGTTCCCGCCAAAGATAAAGGCCATTACGCTGCCATCCTTTCCCCGAGTTCAAAAAGCTTGCCGTAATCGACATGCTTGACGCCGCCGATTTCCTTGATTGCATCGGGTCGCTTCTTTTCTGCCTCTTGCGCCATGACGCCAACATGCCGCCGGCCATCATCACGTTCGCCGGTATAGCGATATTCATAGAGGTTGTGCCCCATGAGCCGGCCCACCTTTTTAACGTCCTTCTTGACGCGCCGATCCGACGCCATGATGCCAGCGGCGCCAAGACCAAAGAGGCCGCCGAGGATGCCCTGCCGCTGCGCCATCTGGGCCTGATACTGGCCAAGCTGGGCCTGATAGTTGCGATCGACCAGGCCCGCATAATCCACAGTCGGCAGGTTCGGCTGGTTGGTGCCTGCGGCGAACTGCGGCATTTGCACCTGAGAGCCGGACATCAGCGCACCGATCTCGTTCAGCGGCTGGTTTCGCTCCGTCAAAGCCTCCTGTACCGCCTGCTGACGGCCATTCAGCAACAGCGAGGTATAGGCGTCATTGTTCGCCTGCGCTTGCGTCGTGAGTTCGCGTGCATATCCGTCACTCCCTGCTTTGAAGCCCTGATTTGCAAGGCGCGTGCGCAAATCCTCGTCACGCTGAGCGATAATAGGATCCAGACGCTTGCGACCGAGTTCCATCAGCCGCGCTTCGGTCGCCTCATTGTTGAGGTTGACCGGCTTGTTCAGATAGTCGCGGAGGAAGTTTGTCTGCTCGTTGGCGATGGTACCCAGGTTCAGGCTTGCCGCGTCGTTCTGCGCCTTGATCGCCTGTTGCTGCGGACTGAGCGAAGTGACCTGCTCATACTGTGGAATCCAGTATGTCGCGCCGCTCGTCGGATCGGTAAACGACTGGCCGCCATTGGTGCGATATGTCACCGAACCGTCGGGGCTGTACTGGTTGACGTTGCCAAGCTGGGCGTTTGCAAGCGCGGTCGTAACGTTCGTGCCGGTCTGGGCGGCCGCCGTAGCCTTTGGATCTGGTGCGGCTGGCGCTTTAGGCTTCCCCATTGGCTAATTCCTTCTTGTTGAACTTGCTGGCCCGCCATGCGTCATCCGTAAGAATGAACACATGTTCGTCCCTGTCCCGGCCGCGAAGTCTCGGGATCACGTAAAGATCGAAGCCGTATGATTTCAGCATTCGGTGAAGCGCTTCATCTTCCGGCGCCACACGCATCACGAGGCATTGAATGCCCCACTCCTTGAAAGGTATGCCAAACATGGCAGCGAGAGTTTTCCGTGTCAGCCAGCGGCTTGACGTCGCGCCGGCCGATATCTCGATCACACCCGCATCAGGCTCATAATTGTGCCAGACGATGCCACAGATAAGCTGTTCGTCCTCAAGCACGGCCATAGCTTGGCAGTTGCCAAAGTCTCGACCTTTTCCCGGCCAGATCAGGTTTGCAACCCATCTGGAAAAGGCAGGCACCTCATTCCGGCCGACAACGCCCCACGTAATCAATTCATCACCGATCCGCGTTCGTAGAGAAGCTCGAAGGCCACAAGCTCGGTACGTGGCAGAGGTGTAACGCCGCACGTCACCTGAATTTGCGCCGACGCGACAAACCCGGACGCGCCGATCGATACCCATTTTGTGCTGACCATAGGATCAGAAACGCTATCCCACTTCGCAACGTCCCAGAGGCCGCTGTCCCATTCGTCTGCGCTGAAATTGGCAACGGACGCGGGAGGCGTCGGAAGCTTGATCTCATAGTTCACGGACGCGGAAATCTTGGGAATGAACGGAACGTTGGAAAGGAATGTCGCGCGCGCCGAATGGACAATCTTGAACACACCCGGTGAACTGAGGTGATCCGGCATACCCACATAGGTGCAGACGTAAGGCAGGCCATCATCAGAGCCGCCAACATCCATTTGATGGATCGTGCCGTCGTTGGTGCCGAAAAACCCGAAGATACTGTATCGGCAGAGGGAACGTGTTTCCCAGCCGGTGAACTTTGTCCATGCGCCGGTTTCGAGATTGGCGACAAAACAGTATGGCTGCACGCCGTCATCGACCACGGGAAGCGACACCACCATCATGTTGTTTGTCGGCCACTTCATAATCTCCCATGGCAGCGTACGACGGGCGATGACTTCTTTCTTCCACTCCGGCTCAATTGCTGCTGTGACCGATGCCAGCGACAAAGCCGCCTCGTCCTTGTTGACTGCCTGCGAAATCGGAACAATGCCGTCTTCCACGCCGAGCAGCAGATCACCACCGGCCTGCATCTGGCAGTTCATGCCCATGGGCGGCGTTACCTTGTAGATGCCGACTTTCTGCCAATCGGCAGCGCTTTCGGGATTGGTGCCCTGAAAAACAGCAACCTCTCCCTGCGTCGAAACAACGACCCACTTGTCATCAAGGCCATCGCCCGAATCCATCGACCACTTGCCGCCCATCAGGAGAGAGCCGCCCTCCTGAAACACCCCAGCAAGGCTGAATACCTTCGCCAAACCGCCGATGCTATCCACCGGCAGATACCAGACGTTCATCGTGTTCTTTTCGATGAAAAACAGGCGGCTGGCGAATGACCAGACGAAAGACAGGGCAGTCGTGGCGACGCCGGTAATAGCAGGCGTAGAAAGCGTGTTGATCGGCGTGAACGTGCTGCCGTCGTAAAGCAGGGCATCGTCGGCGCCGTTGACGGCATAGAGGTAATCGCCGCCGGCCGTGCCGAATTGTGCTGTTGAATAATACCCGGCAGTTCGCCCGGACACTTCCGGCGTCGGGATCACATTGGCGTCGGCAACGGTCGTTATGTCGAAGATATTTGCCTGATCGGCGGCAAAGAACTGTTCGACGTTACCGCTCTTATAGGTCCACATACGAAGAACGGGCCCGGTCGAAATCGTGGCATACTTGCGAGAGCCACCGCGCAGTCTGGCGCTAGTTTTCGTCGGAAACCAGTTTTCAAGCAGCCGCGCGCCGCCTGGCTTCGCATTAGCCAGCGCTTCGTTTGCGATCCATCCACGAACGGGCGGCTGAATGAGGTAGGACGACGAGAGCGCGCGCCGGCGAACCTTCTTCTGCTTTGCGGCAAAAACCATCAGGTATTGACCTTGAACGGAAAGGCGAATTTGGCGTCATCAAACCGGCGCGTGTTGCCGCTGATCACGGGCTTGGAGCCCTTGTCATTGTTCATCGCCGTATAGAGCGCCTTGTTGAAATTGGTTTCGTCGTCATCGGACGCCACGCCCTTCTGGGATCGGTAGGCCCAGATGATACCGAGTTCGAGCGCGTGTTCTGAAAGACGGAAGGTGTCGGTGTCAGTGACGAAGCGAGGTTGATTTTCACCCGTCGCCGGCTTCACGATCAAGTTCGAAATGTACGGATACCGAATGGTTTCTGTGTCAGCCATAACCGGCAGGATGTGCATTTCATCGCCGTAGATGATCCACTGCCCGGTAACAGGCTGGATCGGAACCGAGATAAGCTGAAGCCAGTCATCGATGCTGCCAACCTTCTCGATCTCCCACGACCAGCGGCTTGACCATATCCGGCCCTTCGTCGGCATGCGCTGATAGTCCGATGGCAAGGCGAAGGCTTCCGCCGTACCGTCACCGGTGAAAGTGTAAACCTTGGTGAGAGCCTGCCAGTCGAATTCAGCATCGCGTATCTGGATAGCAACCTCATTTGCAAGGCGCACCATTTCCAGCATTTCCCGGTCCTGAGAGGATATGACCACATCAGGCCGCGTAAGGCCGACCGCGAGACACACGTTCTGAACGACTGACAGGATCGTCATTTAGGCTGCCTCTTCGTCCAGCAGGGCGCGCAGCGTGGCCTCGCCGGCGTTGTGGTGGTACTTGATGCCCTTGGCGTCCAGTTGCGCCTTAAGCTGATCCTTGACCGATTCCGAAGCCCCCGGCTTGGTCTTCTCTTCCAGAAGCGCCATCGCTGCTGCCAGGCGTTCTTCCAGATCCTCCTGGTTGGCACGAAGAGCAGCGATTTCTTCGGACCGCTCGGCTTCACGCTCTGCGGCTTCAGCGCCCTTCATGTTTTCGAGGAAGGCAGCAGCCTGAGTTTTGAGGGCCCGCATGTTGGGAAGACGGATGCGCTCAAGCTGGGCTTCCATCAGATCGCGAACTTCTTCGACCGTCCGGATGCTGTATTTCTTGAGTTCGTCAGCCATCGCCGTCGAAACACCCGGCCAGATAGCCAGCGGCGTGCCGTTGGTGGGCAGTTCGTGACCTTTCAGCCATGCCTCATAGGCCGGCTCGATCGCCGCCCAGCGCGCCAGCATGAACTTGGTCTTTTCGCCATTTTCGCCGTCAAGAATTTCTTCTGTCGGCTTCAGGTGGCGGATGCGTTCGGAGGTGCTGGTTCCGGTCGGGGAATGGAGGGGCGCATAAGTGGCCCAATCGACCTGGACATTCTCAAGGACACGCTTGCCCTTTTCGTCCAGTTTGAAGCCGTGGGCATCTACCTCATCATTGAGCGGGTCGCCTTTAACGGGCAGGCGCTCGAATGTCTGATGAAATCCGAGAACCACGACAAGCGGCTTGTTGCTTTCAGCCATGTTGAAATCTCACTATTTTGGAAGGTGGGAAAGGAAAAGGCGGCCCGAAAGCCGCCCTCTGTATCGATCAGTACCCGTCTGTAGCTGTCAGTGCGGGCAGTTCAGCATGACAATCTTTGCCGAAGCATCGATCGCCACAGCGCCGCCCGAGTCCGTCACGGCACCGGCAACCTTCAAGGTGCCGTCCGTCGTGGTCGAGAGCGTCAGAGCGTTGCCGTCAGCGCCCGAGACAAGCGCCGGGGTCAGGGTGACGACGCCGCCCACCTGAATCCAGCAATACTCACCGGAGGCGGGAGCCGCGCAGAGAACGCCTGCGAGGTTTGCCGCCGTGTCCGACACGTCAGAGGTGACATCGTTCGTCACGCCAGTGGAAACGCCGCCGGGAGCGTAAAAGCCCACAGCATTGCCTGCCACAGCCGCGATCGAACCCGCACCGCCGAGATACCGCACGAAGCGGTAAGTCTTGTTGTCGTGCGAGACGTACAGATCACCCACGCCGGGTGCCTTGCCGGATTCGATCCCGGTAAGATCTGCTGCGGTATAGGTCTGAGAGAGGTTTGCGCCTACAAAAGCCGTCATGTTCAGCCCTCCTTAAGCCGCGTCGAGCAGGACGCCCTGCAACGAACGGTTCGAGCAAACCACGTTGCCCATCCAGTAGTAGGGGATGACGACCACGTCCTGGTTGACCGGCTTCTTCTCGTCGTCCTGCGACCACTGAGCCTCTTGGTGCTGAGCGATGTACAGGTAATCGGTGTTGAGGAAGTAGCCCTTCTCGGCCGTCGTGGTGAAGTTGGCGTTGTCATCGAAGATGACCTGTGCCGACTTGTATTTGAGGTTGGCAAAGCCGGAGTTTGCCATGTCCTCGTCCATGTAGCGCTGAAGCTGCTGCTCGCCGCTCTCATACACGCTGTAGAAGTCGTGGCTGAGAACGATCAGGTCAGGCTTGTCAGCGCCGCGGTTGAGGCGAAGCCACAGCTTGTTGAACTCGCCTTTCAGCGTGTCCTTGGTGTAGGCGTTCGAGCCGGCAATTTCGAGGAACTTGTTCTGCCAGAACGTCCACGTTGCCGAGTTGATGCCGCCGACCGTGCCCTGGCCGTTGGACTGGATGATCTGCGCGAGGCCGCCGATCTGGTTAGCCAGCGAGCCGTCAGAGTAGGCGTCAACGCTGAAGTTGTTGGCGGCGGTCTTGAGGACGTTCGCCTTCTTGGTCTTCACCAGGTTGATCATCTGCGAACGACCGGAGTTCTTGCGAAGCTCGGCGCCAGATGCAACGACGTGAAGCGCGACCTGCGCCCAGTCATATTTCGCGGAAGTCACGATATCGGACTGGTTGACGTTCAGCGTGTCGAAACCGGCATAGCGCTGATACGTGCTGTTCTCGGCGTATTCGAGCGGGATCTGAATTTCAGTACCGCCGTCGAGATTGATGATGCGCTTCTTCTTCTTGAGAATGTTCAGAAGGGCGTTGTGCTTGGAAACGTTGTCCGCCACTTCCTTGGCGCTGTTGCGCAGGGTGGTGGAAACCATTTCCGTGAAGATAGTAGATGGTCCTGCCATCGTCAGTTTCCTTTGTGCTTATCGTACACGGCGGCCAGCTCTTCCTCTTCGGTAAGCTCTCGACCACGGCCGGACGATGTTGAACGGAGGTTTGTTGCGTTTGCCCTTTTCGCCGCCGCGACTTTTGCCGGGTCGTTGTCTGCGGCGTTGGTCAACGCGGCAGCCTTTGCCCTCAAGTCGGGGTCTGCGTTTACGGCCATGTCGTAAGCCCGCTTCAGAACGGCCTCTTTCGAGGCGGAACCGCCGAGCTTTTGCTTTGCCATATGAATGAAGCTCACAAGATCAGGTTCGGGGATCTGGTCATACAGCGGCATGTCTTTCGACGTGCGGCCCAGCAGATCATCGATTTCCTTAACCTCGCGGTCCTCAGTCAATTTCGTGGTGATGCGCTCATCGATCCGTGACGGATCACTCATCTCGCGGATGGTGTTCTCAAGTCGGCTGATCGTCTTCAAGAGCGTTTCTGTATTGGCGTTACCACCTTCACCCGTGCCGCCGAACATCTGCTGAAGCTGGGGGCGCAATTCGTAGGTGTCAGCAATGGACATGAGCGTTTCGATCGGATTGTCATCCATCTGGCGCTGGAGGTCGAATAGGTAATCCATAGCTTCATGGGGCTTATAGTTGCCGCGCGAGCCGCCGAAGTAATCGCCGTATTTGGAAATCACGTCGCTGATAGGCTTATAGGCTGAAAGCGCCTGCCCCTGCTGGGAAAGCGTCTTGTGAAGCTCTTCCTGATGGGCGCGAAGGTCTTCCTTCACATCATCGGGGATTTTACCCCACAATGCTTCCTTACCGCGCCAGCTTGACGGGAGAGGAACGCCAGCCGGAGGCGTCGAAGTATCACCGGCCGCGTCTCCCTCTCCCTCACCACCTTCCAGTGGTTCGTCTGCACCGTCGCCGGCGGCATTATCAGCGGCATTCGATTTGAACCGGCCGCCCTCATCCCGAGACGAACCAGAACCGGACGCGCGATCGAACGCAGCCGCAAGGGCCTCGTCTTCGCTGACATCGGTGTTGATCATGCCGGGGTCTACATGCGCAGCATCGTTCGACTGCGCGTTGAGTTCTTCGACGCTCATCGCAAAAGTTCCTTGTTCGGTCTGGGAAGGTGGACTGTTACCGGCCGATGATCAGGCAGGCATATGCTACGAGGGCAGCAGCAAAGGCCGCCCAGGCGAAATATCGGGAGATGCGGTAGGCTTGTTCGTCCTGCCCGGTAAACTGCGAGGCACACGCAAGGAAGGCGGCGCCGATGGCAATGTTTCGAGCGGCGACCCCACCAAACACGATGATGGCGATGAGGAAGATTGCCGCGAAGACGGCTGCCGTAATGGCAAAGCAAGCGTGCATGATCGGGTTCATCAGGCGAATATCCTTTCAGGATAGATCACAGCGGCCACCCATGCAGGAACCGGATGATTTGGGAGAGCTTCGGGCGCGCCGCCGAACGCTTCGAACTGCTCAGCCTTGACGATATCGCCGGAGTAAACATCCACTTTAATCAGGTACCCCTGATCCGGGCTTTCCGGGTTCACAATGCGTGTTCCGGCTTCAAGGAATGGCTTGCGGCTCATCGGAATTCCTCGCTCACCTGAAGGCCGCGCTTCGCAGCGAAAGCCTTGTTTCGGATTTTCCCCTTGGTAGGAGACATGGAAGGCTCGTATTCGACGCAGCCGTTCCGCTTGAGGTCATCGCGCCGTTCCGACCGAGTGCTGATCACCCGGCCGTCAATCGGGCTGCGATATTCGGGAATGTCGCTGATGATCATCGGAACCGGCACCGGCTTTGCCCGCTGTTCTGCAGTCAACATCGGTTCGCCCGTCGCCTTGTCGACCATCTGGCCGTTTCTGCTGACGTAGATCGGCATTACAGCATCCCCTCGATGCCCGTCGCCGTCGTGCCGGTCTGATAAACCTTCTGCACATAGACGGCGCGGGTTTCACCATCAGCGAAATTCAGCGTGCGGCCCGTACCCTTCAGCGTGTCAACCTTGATGGTCCCGGCAACGTTCGCCCGCAGAGCCCTGTAAGGCTGCGATGGGGTATGATCACTCGAAGATACATCAACCGCGATAACATCCTCTGCCGGAGACGTGCTGTCTCGTCCGAAGTCTCTCCAATCACTCATTGCGCAATCTCCTGAAAGTCAGCCGGCACTGTCATGCCAAGTTGACGATGTTTAAGTTGCAAGTCGGCCTGTCTGATCTGAAGCTCAAGCTGTTTCAGCTGCTCGTTCAGGCCAGCAATGATGAGGTCTTTTGCCGCCTTGGCGTCTTCATATTTCGCCTTGGAAAGCTCGCGCTGCATCCGGGCATCAAACTCTGCCTGAAGGCGCTTTTCGCTCTGCTGGGCCGCCTGTGTCTTGATCTGGGCCTCTATCTGCGCCGGATCGGGTGGCGGGTTGCCTCCCTGTCCTGTCTCCGCGGTCTTGCGTGCCGCGTCAGCCTTCGTCCTGGCATCAGTGACCATCTTTTCCAGCGTGTCTTCGACGGACTTGCCAAGATTGAACATGCGCGAGGTCGAGGCGAAGATTTCGACAGCGGCGTCCGCTGGCAATGCGCCTTGCTGTACGAGCGGAGCGACCGCGGCGAAGTATGCTGAAGCCCCCTGAAGGAACTGGCTTACCTCTGCCTTCTGGCGTGTCAGGTCGGCGCGAATGGTGGAATCGCTTTCCACATCGATCCGGTAATACATCGCCAGCTTGCCACGAAGCAGGCCGATCACTGACGCCTTCTGCTGCATCTGCTCGGGCGTGTCTGTCGGCGTCGGCAGGATCGGGATGCTGGTCATCTCCTGCAGCGTCTGGAACGTGAACCGAGTGGCGATGATTTCGGTCATCATGACGAACAGGTCCCGCGCATAGCGCTCCATCATGCGCTGCATCTTCTGGATCCGCAGAGAACCCCACTGGCTCTTGATCTGCTGCGCCGTAGCCGTCTCTGACGCCACCGAAGCGCCGCGGACAATGTCCGAAATGCCGGAGATTTCGTAAATCGCCTGCTTCGTCTGCTCGCGAGCGCTGTAAAGCTGCTGCAGGGCGACGATGAACTTCTCGATCGGCCAGAAGGCGATTGCTGCAGCAATGCCACCGGCACTCTTCGACCACAGTTCGCCGTCAGGGATCGGCGCGAATTCATCATCCTCAAGGTCGATAACGCTCTTCAGCGTCTCTTCCGTGCCCGAATACCATCCCTTCACCTTCATGGCCTTCGTCAGCACATCGATGCGCTTCGAAATGGTATCCAGCTGGTCGGCCAGCTTTCGGTAGATCGAGAACGGATTGACCGGCTTCAAGCGGCCCGTGACCTCGATCGGCTGCATGGGCGTCGGGACCGGGAAGAAGTTGGACAGGCCAAGAGGGTCATCCACGACCTTGAGCATCAGCCCGTTATCGGAAACGAAATAGACCTTCTTCGTTTTCTTGCACCAGATTTCCCAGCCGCAGATATCCTCTCCGCTCTCTGTCCAGATCTTCGTCTCGCTTTCATCGAACTGGCTGCGGATAAGCGAGCTATCGAAAGAATCGTGTTCATCGTCTTTCGCGATAACGAACCGGAAAGCGTCCCATGGGCGATCCTGCCAGCGCTTTGACGGGCCGTGCCGGTAATCCTTCCAACTTACGGCTTCGAAGCTGATGCGCTCGTTTTCGAGGCGTTCGAGGGGCGGGCCGCCGTTGTGTCCGAGCATACCGCGTTCCGCCACCATGGGCTCGGGTTGCGATCCACCTTCTGCGTCAAATCCGTCCGGTTCAGGTTCGTCATCGCGTCGATACGATCCGCCATTGCTTCCCTCGGCGTCATCTGCCGCATCTTCCAAATCCTCTTTGTCGGGCTCTCCGCCCACGACATCGCCATTAAACTTGATGCGAACGATGCCACGACCGGCAAGGAATGCATCCTGTGCCGCCGCTTCAAGCTCTACCTGAAGGCGGCTGTCATCGATCTGCACCGATATCGCACGCTCAAGGATATCGGAAACGACGCGCGCGGCCGGATCAGGATCATTGAAGCGGCGGCGGATGTCAGGAACCGGCGACGAGTTGATGACGGCCGGAACGATGGTTTCAACGTTCGAGAACAGGATGTTGAAATCGTACCGCTTGCCGAGCGTCTTTTCGGACGTTTCGGACTTTTCTTCGTTAGTATAGGCTTTCGTCGCCATATGGGCGTCGTCCAGCCATTCCTTTTCAAGCTTGCTGGCGGCGTTGACACGCTCGATCCACTTCGCGCCAAGCTCGCGCTTTGCTTTCCCCTCAGGGGTCGCAAGGTATTTCTGTTTGCGGGCCATGAACGCTCCAAAGAAAAAGGCCCGCCGGAGCGAGCCTTATGAAAGGTGGTGAGAGAGACGGTTAGGGCTTGGTCGGATTGTCGGGATCGGGGTTAAGCTTGGTCGAAACGATTTCGCCAGCCGGTCCCTTGCTATCTTTGCTTGCCGAAGCCTTTGCCCGAGCCTTCCGGCCAGGTTCCAGCACCTTGTCGACGGCGTTCTGTTCCTTCTTCGCTTTGTCGCTGGAAAGGTTCGGCGCACCAGTTGCCGATTCCTTGCTCTGGGGCTGGTTCGTCAGCGGGTTGCCGCCTTCATCCGGAACCTGTTCAACGACAGCGCCGCCGGCAGGTGCGGAAATGAACTGTTCGATACCGGGAAGTTCTTCCCGCAACTGGTCGAGCAGCTTTTCATCCGGCTTACGGCTGGCACCGAAAACGAGTTCGGATGCACGGGCACCAGCAAGACGACGTTCACCGCCGTTCCACTGACGCTTGATGGATTCGTAAGCCTGTTTCTGAGCTTCTTTCATTTTGAAGTCCTCGCTTCTGGACTTCGACGCAATGTTTCAACGCCGTCAGTCGTAATGGGTTCCTAGTTTCGCTCTCGCTTCCGGCGCTTGATCATCGCGTCAATCTGCTCCTTGAGCGTCATGTTGCCGGTGATGGTGCCGTCTGCGTTTGCCTGCAGTCTCAATTCATCCTTCGGCGGAGGCGGCGGAGCTTCCACCTTTGCCTCTTTCCACGCCAAACCCAGATACCGGAACGATGACCCGATATGCTCCGCCCAGTCTTTGACCGGGTTCTGGCTGAAAACCTTGAACTCTGAATTCCATTCCCGCCGATAGTTCTTGAGGCCAGACACTCCAAGCTCTATGCGGTCGCCGCGCTCGTCGTCATCATCGTGAAACGTCGCGACCTTGATCGTCATCCGACCGGCGTTAATGCCGTCAGCCACCGACGTGATGGTTATCGGCTTTGGCTTGCGACCACACAGCCTCATCATTTCCGATCGGCTGCGCTTCTGCCCCCAGTTCTGATGCAGGATATCGTGAGGAACATAGTCGTTCCCCTTGTACCCCTTCTCATTCAGCCAGGCGCACCATTCCTCAAGGTCTTCCGTCTCGGGCCGGTAGAAGTCCACGATCCGCGGCCCCGGCTCTCCCGGTATCACCTGAAAGCACCAGATCGGGTTATTGGCGGCCTTGCCCAAGTCCCAGACCGTATGGACCGGGTAACGGTCATCGATCGGAACCGGCTTAAATCTGCCGTCTCGCTCGGCTGCAGCGACTTCCGCGCCCCAGTATGCCCCGACCATCGCACCGTTGAACGAGCAGTAAAACTCCTGCTCAATCATCAGGTCGGCAATCTCCTTACCGAACAGTGCGATGTATTCTTTGCGCTGCGCCTCGATCGCTTCGATGCTGATTGCGCCGGTATCGGCCGCTGTCAGTATCTGGACAAACCATCCATTCGGGTTCGTCAGCCTGTCGAAGACGTTGCCCTTGTGCTGGTCAACCATCTTCTTGACGTGGTTGCCACCGCGGGGCGTGGTGATGAATGATGCCCAGCCGCCATTTTCCGCGAGGATAGGCGACAGGTAACCCCATGCGGTCGGATCAGCCAACGCCCATTCAGAAGCCGTCACTCCAACAGGAGGCGTACCCACGAGGGCGTCGTAGTTATCCGATCCGACGACCTGCCACGTCGCTCCGTTCTTGAAGCGAATGAACATGTCGTTGTCGCGGGTGCTGGCGCGTATCTGAGGCGGGAAAGCCTCGTCAATGCGCCTCTTACCGGTTCTGGGGTTCACCGCGTCCCAGATGGCTTTACGGGCCTGCGCGTACTGGGGCAGCATGTGCCAATAGGTGCCGACACGGTTATGAGCCGCCACAGCGTGCTGCCGAAGGTTTATGTCGTCCTTACCAGCGCGACGATGCCAAACGAGAAGCTGACGATTGCAGCCGTCCATCCAGCTATCCCATGCGGGCTGCTGGTAGTGCCGAGGCTCCCACTCGTGAGGAAGATTGATCTCACCCACGTTTCACCACGTTAATGGTGACATTGCCGCCCAGGTTGATCTCATCCTTGAACATGCCCAGATGCTTTGCGACCTGTTCAAGCGCCTTGTCCTGATCGCGCATCTTGATCTCGATGCCGTTCGCCGTCTGCTTGGCGCCAGCGTAAAGGATCTTCGCATCGCCCTTCAGGTGACGGGTGTCAGCAACATGGACTTCGCCCACGCCTTCACCGTGACATTCCGGGCATTCTGCGTTCGGTTCCTTCGTGCCGTCAAAGCCATAGCCGCCGGCGTCAGATGGATATTCCGGGGCCTCGCCCGAGCCTTCCACCTTTGCGTCAGCCTCTTCCATGGCTCGCTGATATTCGGTAGCGCGCCACTGGTACTTGTGATCGGTGCCCCAGCAGTAACGGCAGCAAATCCGGCGATGGCTCACAATCGCGTTAGGGTCGGCTGTGGCGAGTTTCCACCACTGCGCAAGCACCATATCGGCCGTGATGTCCAATCGCTCTGCGCGGGCATCCTGAGCCGCTGCGATGGCACTCGCAATCTTAGCATTTACCAGCAGTCTCGAACCTTCGACATCAGCAGACTTTTTGGCGTATCCAGCCCGGATGGCGGCCTGCGTGGCATTGAGGTCGATCAGGTATTCCCTGACGAATGCCTCCTGTTTCGGTGTGAGCTCTGTCATAAGGTTTCGACGCCTTCGTGAATGAAATCCGGTTTGCTTTGCTTTGCGCCCCCATATGCCAGGTGAAACACCTGTCGAGCGGACGGCGCATGGTTCTAAGCCGTGAGCAAGGCCTTGTTCCTCGTACCGGTTGACGAAGTCAGGATCGTCCGCTCGCCCATGAAGAGGTTAAAGCCCGAGCGCGAGGACCTTCGACAGACGCGTAAGCTCGTCGTTGGCACGGCGCAGTTCGGAAAGCGCGTATTCGGCGTTCTCAGCCAAGTCGGTAATGATGCCGCCTGTCAGGCCCGATCCGCATTCCCCCGCTTCGCTTTCAGGTCGGCAACCGATGAGGTTATTCACGATGCCGCGGACACGGCCAGAAAGGTCACGGGCCTCGTTCAGCGTGTTGGCAATGCGCTCAACTGGCGTTGGCTCCGGCGGCTTCGCAGAAATGATGCGAGCCGTGTCCATCGGACCCTGTGCGGCGTTCTCGGCGCCGGTGAGATAGTTGTGATATTTGTCCATGTTTCAGCCCTCCTTAAACCGGATAACGGCGAGCGTCATCGAGGACGGTCTGCACGATTGCTTCATGCGGCATGGAACCACCGTTGATGGCCTCAGCGTCTCTGAGCAACTGCGCAAGGCGATCCAAGCGAGGCCCTGCTGTCTGGTGGAGGAATTCGCGAAGCAGATAGCCCTCAAGCGCCCATATCTTGTTGCGGGCATTGTCACGGGCAATCTTGCGGCCGATTTCCTTGTCGAAGTTCTCAGACGATGCGGCGGCGCTCTCACCAGTCACGATGTAGCCGTTGCGAAGCGTCAGCGCGCAGACGGTCAACGTTGTGCCGGGGAACACATGATATTGTTCCGACTGGATGGCTCCATCGATCAGCGCCGGCGTCAGGCGGGGTGCGTTCAGGCCTTTGCGTTGGATTTCACTCTCGATCTGCTGTTCGTCCTTCATTTCAATCTTCCTTCTCAGCCTAAAGAAAAACCCCGCCATTGCTGACGGGGTCGAAACGTGCCTGCCTACAGGCTTACGGATAAAACCGGCGATCAACCCGGCTGCCCTTGCGGGACTTGAGGACCAAGCCGAAGCCGGTCAACAGTTCAATCACGAGGCGCAAAGCGCATGATCAGCATATTGGCTGCAAGCGGCACTGCTGCGATAATCGTGGGTATTGTGTCAAATCCTGAGATCAACGCGACTGAGCCGGCGATCAAGAAAAGCATGCCAGTCAGAAGATAAGCAGCGAACCACATTGCAGCCCTCTCGAATGTTTGCCCTAGTCGGCCCGCACGCGGCGTCTGTCTACGAGGACTTCCCCAGACCCGTTACCCGACTACGAAGGTTAGAGCCGTTCGTCGGCTGTTGCAGGCGACCGCTGGGTCGCTAGTGATGTTTGGCTAACCGACGACTGCTATCCCAGAACAGCACCGAACATCATCGCCTGATATAGACAGGAAGGAACGACCGAGCATTCCCAATCTTCTCGAACCGAAGTCCGCCTTCCTGATTTGCTGCGAGGGCCACACGCTACCGTGGCTATGGGTCGGGTCTGCCGGTCTAAGCCGGATACCCACCGTTGAGGCGCGCTTTCCTCATCCTGCTTATTTGACGGTTGCGACACTGCTTTCGTCGCCGCCTCGCATTCCGTTGCCCTGTTGGGGGAATTGGTCCCGTGAGGACAAGGCCCGAAGGCCACCTTGCGGCTACAACACTACTCTTGGCAGTGGCGTCTCCCCACGGGATGGCACCTAGAGGATTTGGCGACCCCAGGTGTATGTTATGCCGCCTCGCGCTTTCGAGCTTCACGCTGGCGCTATATTATCGCCGCTGTTCCGCCGATGTCTGTGCAACGGCGAGGCTTTCAGCGTTCCAACTACATCTGGTGCAGTAAGAGGCTTCGCGGCTCTCCTGAGGAGCAGATCGCACCGGAGCGCGACCGCTCAAACCTGACTTGTGGACCCCGGCTCGTCATCCGCTATGCAGCGGGAATTTCTTCGGGTGATGTCCACGAACGCAAACCCGATCTTATTGATTTGCCCGTGTCTTTTGCCTCGTCGTGGGCCACCTGTAAACTCGTCTCCAAGGGCCAGATTGTTCCGCTCTGGCGAACGCCGTCCTCAATTATTTGCAACGACCGAACAATCCAGCGCTGAACTGTTCGTTTAACCCAAGCCTTTTTTTGCGGGTTTCGGCGGTTCCTGTTGGTCAAATACCGGCTCCAATCCCAGCCGCGGGCCTTTACCTCGGCATATGCAAGCAGAACCTGGCGGGCTTCGTCGTCCCAGATGAAATGCCTGATCCAGTCAAATGCTTCTTCCATCCTCGATATGCGCTCCCGTGAACACTTGGCGCGGCGTTCGGTTCGCCGCCGCTCGGCATTCACCATGTCTTTTTTCCAACGGCCGCCATCTGCGATATCTTCTCGCTCTCGAGCGAAGTTTTCGGCCGGCGTGTGGATGTAATCCGGCATGGATGATCCGAAGGACTGTGGCCCGACACGCACCGGCAGGGCGATATCCGTTTCGAACGCTTCAATCAGTCGCTCGAGAATGCTGTTTTGCGCGTCGGTTATGGATGCGTTCTTGCTCATGCAGCTTGTTCCTTTTGGAGAATGGCGCGCGCCAACTCGATACCGATAGCGACAGACTGTTTTGTGAGTGATCCACCGGCCCCCACAGAGAGGCGCAGAGCGGCTTTCTTGATCTCGGCAACATCGATAGCGGAAAATGCGCCGATCGCTGCCCTTGCCTCGCTCTGAGGGAAATGGACGGAAAGAAACCGCCATATCGACCAGAGATAGATATCATCGAAGCAAACCGGGTTGCTTGCCTGGATGCAGCGAACGGTTATGCCGGTCCTGTCGATGTCCTTCCGCATGAGTCGCGCAACTTCACGGCCGCCATAGACCACATTGGCCGGTCGCGGGTCGCGCTTGAGATGATACGGCAGCACCTTGACGCCGTAGCCTTCAAGGAAGCGGTGCACGTTGATGCCGTTGGGTGATCGGTTCACACTGCCCCCATGATCTGCTTGAAGCGGGCATCGAGGTCATTGGCAGCGTCGAGCAAAGACAGATCATCCTCGCACCGCCCGCGCGTCTCGGCTTCCATCCGCCCCTGCTCTGCCAGTTCGTCGGCGCGCTCGTTACCTGCAACGCCGTGATGGCCTTTTACCCAGCGGATGGAAATGTGCGCAGCACGCTGCACACTTTCGCCCAGCGCCTCGTCTATCGCCTTCCACAGATCAACGTTCTTGACGTGCTCGGTTGCCGTGGGGCTCTTCTTCCAGCCGTTGCGCTTCCACTTATGGCGCCATTCGTTCACGCCGTTGACGCAATACTGGCTGTCGCACCAGATCGTGATGGGCTTTCCCTCAATTTTGAGGGAAAGTGCCTTAGCCTTCTCGATAGCGTTCAGAAGGCCCGCGAGTTCCATCTGATTGTTCGTGGTTTCGGGATCGCCACCGTGCAACGAGGAGATTTCCACGCCGTCCTCGAAGACGACAACGCCCCAGCCGCCTACACCGGGATTGGGCACTGACGCACCATCGCAGAAGATGTGCACGCCTTGCGAAAACTTCTCCGGGCTGAAGTCCTTGTTATGGTTTCTCGATTTCGCTTTTGGAGGGATTTTCCCTCCTTTTTTCTCGGCCTTTTTGCCAATGGTATTCGTGGCACGCGAATCCCTTGAAGGTGTTGCCATAGTGGCAATGCCTTTTTCCGTTACGGCCTTCTGGATGAGAAACAACGTCGATGTCATGTCGGCGCCCTTGTCGGGGAACTTGACGCGGGTGCCGAGCAGCTGCTGCGCCATGAAAGCAGCCTGGCGAGCGGAAACGAAAGCGCGGGTGTCTGCGCCTTGGCCTTTGAGATAGTCGCGCAGCGGGTGCAGGGAGGGCGGGAATGTGTATGTCATCGCGCTACCCTCCATTTACTGGCGACCAGCTGCATCTTGATCTTGATGATTTCGAGCAGGATCATGGCGTCCACCCCGCTTTCATCACGGCGTCAGCAATGACGGCCTGCGTTTCAGCCGCCTTTACAGCGTCGTCAGCCGTCTTGAAGGGGCCGAGCGGGAGAAGCTTGACGATCGAGGCGCAGCGCTCGCGCTCTGCCACCAGAGCGACGGCGACCGCCTCAGTGATTTTTCGCCAGCCGAACGAAGCCGGCATAACTGAGGTCACGGCTATCGCCTTATCCCAGATGTCTTGGGGAATATAATCGGGCTTGGTCATTTCGCCGCCCTCGCTTTGTGTTTTTTCTCAATGAGGAAGCTCATCGCGACCTCAATGCATTCGTCGCAGATGAAGCTACCTCGGCCTTCAAGCATGGTTTTCACCTGATGCTCGCTCTTACCGCAGAACGAGCAATAGACCGTTGGCTTGGCCTTGAGCGCTTCTAGCTCCTCTTCTGCCTTCCGCTTCGCAGCCATTGCCGCATCGGCGTTTCGCATGTGGAGCTCGACCCGGCTCGATGCATCGTCCCTGATTTCCTGCAGCTTCTTTGTTGAGATGATCCTGAACATCACGCCCCCTTTTTAATCTGTAGGGGGCGGTTGGTGCGCGATGCAGAATCCCGCGCACTTTCGAGGACAGCTTGCCTGTCGTAACCGGAGACAAGCGTGGTGCGCAGTGCGCGTGGTATTGACGGAGTAACCAGGTCGACCACCCATAAACCCGGCTTTTTCTGCCGAAACTCATAAAACGATGATGATGCCGTTGGCAGCTTCGTGACGGTGGCGCTCATTCTGCGGCCTCCGTCTTTTCGGGAATATTGAACTGCTCACCAATCAGCGTCAGCTGGGCGACTATCTGGGAAATCATCTCGGCACCGCGCTCAAGGTTCGACAGGTGAAGGTCGGCGTTCTTGCGAAATGGCAGCAGAGAGTAAAAATCCTTGTCGGACTCGTCGTAGTCGTTGTCTTTTGCTTCCTGCACCTCCTTAGCAAACCACTTGGCCTCTTTATCGAAGCCTTCGGAAAGACGCTTCAGCGTTTCCGAAACGCACGTGATAATGCCCTGGTCGATGACGGTCAGCGATCCCTTGTAGGATCCAGCCGGCAAATCCAACAGATCGAAACCTTCAGGAAGCAAAACCATAGCGGGCTTGCCGCGCTCGGCTTCCAGTTCGGCGTTGACCTCAGCCACGGCCCTTTCGATGTCCGTGAACTTCTCTTTGCCAAACCGCTGCACGAAAAGGCGTTCACGGACTTCCGGCGCCAGTTCAACGGAGGCGGTTTCGCGGATGTAATTCTTCAGTTCATCATAGCGTTCTGGGGTCATTTCATGCTTCCTTGTTGGGGTTTATGTCGTTCTCGATAAGAATCCGCCCCCACCAGTCCGCCTGCCTTGGCGTCAGTGTGAGCTTGTTTTTGTAGAGCTTCGCCCACGCCAGCACCTGGTTGATGAACGAGATTTCCTTTTCGTTGAGGTCGCATTCACTGATGAGGTGCGGCGCCCAGTTGGTCACGACTTCCCAATCCACTTTGACGCGGTCGGGCATTGGTGGAGGTGCTGGCTCAGCTTTCTTGCGAGACTTCGGTTTCTTTGGCTCTGGCCGATCCCGGTAAACCACCCGGTCAACTACCCGAACTTTCGGCTGCATTTCGCCGGCAAGGTCGTGCAGTGATGCGCCAGACTTTTCGAGTATCCGCATGATTGCTCTGGCCGTAGCGACCACTTCGCCGTCGTGTTCGCTTGCAAGGCGCGGAAACAGCTTTCCAAGCTTGTCGATCGTGGCGAGAGCAATCATTGCCGAACCTCGCCCGCGCGCGCAGCGTCATACTCAGGTTTTTCATGGGCTCCGCCCAAACCCGCAAGGAACTTCGTCCCTTGACCCAAAGCACTGGCTTCGCCAGCGCCGTCTTCACAGGGTGCATCGTCATCTTCGCCAAACAGCCACGCCCCAATTGCCGGAGCGTCCAGTTTTGCTTTTGAGGGGTCGATAACAGGAAACGACGGCGTTCCGGCTTTCATGCTGGATGTGCGGCGAACGTCGGATTCGGATTGAGCGGCGTAAGCTGCGGCCTCCTCCTCGCTGTCGAACCGTCCGAGATCCATCGTGACGCCCATGGCCGTGATCGTTGCCCGCCATTTTGAGCGACCGCGATCAAACCGAACGTGAGTTGAAACGACGAGAGAAGATGGGGAATGTAACGGTGAAGATTCTACCATTACGCTGCGCGCGCGTTCTTTATATAGGGCGGGTAGATTTTTTTCTTTGGGACCAGCGGACAAAATGTCCGGTTGGTCCCCAACGTTTAACCGGACATTTTGTCCGGTTGGTCCCATACGCTTGGCACCCATGATTTGCTCCTTGGTCAGGGTGAAGTCGTGATCCAGTTTCAGGCTGATGAGATCAGCAGCGCGCCCGCGCCGTTCAGACGCTTGCCGGCGGCTTCGAGACACAATGCCAAGAACTTCCAAAGCGGTGACGCCACGCCGCGCAGTGCGCTCCGCAACATCAAGCCGGTCAGCAAGCTCTTCTCTGGTGATACCGCAAGCGCCAGCGTCGTCAGCGCAACGCGACAGCACCTTCAGGATCGCCATAAGCGTCTTGTCTGGAATGTCCTGTCGCTTGAGCCATGCTGTTGCGGTCGAGCTCATCAGGCAAAAGCCCTCCGCAGCATCTTCATGTTGCGGGCTTCCTCTACGGCTTCACGAGCCTGAGGCATGGAAAGGCCGAACCGTGTCGCCAACTCCTGGGCGGGTTCCGGCGGCCATGTGGGGAGGTTGGAAAGCCAAATGGCGGCGGTGGTGGTGATCGAAGGTGTTGCCGTCATATGGAAACTTCCTTTAGACGGTTCTCCAGAAGCTCCAGTAGCTTCATGACCGACTTAGAAGGCTTTTGAAGTCCGCGCTCGATCCGCCAAACTGTTGGCTGGCTCACGCCGAGCTCTTTCGCTAACTGGGCTTGGGACCACTCAAGCCTCTTGCGGAGCTTAATAGTTCGTTCACGCAATTTCTGAACCCTTTCTCAATTTTGATCCGATACGTATCAATTCATAGGGTATCATCGAGAAACAATCAATACAGACTGGATCAGAAATGGCTAATACACGCGCAGATCGTTTGCGGAAGGCAAGGAAGGCTGCAGGATTTAGGTCGGCGTCAGAAGCCGCGAGATCCTTAGGAGTGTCACCATCAACCTATATTCATCATGAAAATGGCACGCGAGATTTCGATGAGGTTGCCGCTGCGCTGTATGCGAGGCGCTACCACGTGGCTATGGCGTGGCTGATGCTTGGGGATGGCGAGATGGATAACGAAGAGCTTGCCAGCCAGCGCGCAGAGGAAGCGAAAAAGAAAATCGCGGAGGACTTGGAATATGACGAGGCTAGGGCCGCCATACCTAGGGAGGTTAGGGAGCGTCAGCGTGAAGATAACCAGCGGAGGAAAGAGCAGCAGGCCCTTGAAATACTGCGACAAATGGCTCTTATTCCGGAGATTTCGCCTACTTTTGAGCGAAATAACATGATGCTCAGCGGCTATTGGCGGCGATTTATTTCGCTTGAAGACACCGTCGCCCACCCAATCGTCGGGACATGGGGCTTTCCAGAAAAGCAACTTCAATACGAGTTCGGCGCAGCATCTGGGAAGACGATTGCTTTCCCGGTCAGCGGAAGCGTGAACTCTCCTACATTGAACCACGGCGACCTGGTCATCGTAGACACGTCTGTCGATACAGTGGTTGAAGATGGTATGTTTCTGATAGCCGATCGGACTGGATACCCCCAGGTTCGAAGGCTGAGCATCAACCTGTTCACGGAACCACGAACCGTTACAATATCGGCAGATGCATCCCCGGACACCAAGCATATAGCCGAAGAAACGACGATTGACGTGATCGGGCGCGTGGTCGGCCGTATTAGTCGTATGTGACGCATTGCTGATAAATTAATACGAGGTGTATTGACTTGGTTAATACGACCTGTATTATCGCCCCATCAACTCGATGGAGCGAACATGCATACCGTAGAAATCCATGGGAATGCACTTCCGGTAACCGCCTTCAATGGCGTGCGCGTGCTGACGACCGAGCGCCTGGCTAAGGTGTTCGGCGCGTCTACAACTCAGGTCATCAATAACTACGACCGCAACGTTGAACGGTTCGAAGAAGGCAAGCACTTCTTCAAGGTTGACGGCGACGATCTGCGGGACCTGAAGAACAGCATCTCTTTTAAGGATGCTGTTGGGAAAAATGCCAAGAGCCTCATGCTCTGGACAGACCGCGGCGCATCCCGCCACGCCAAAATCCTCGACACCGATATGGCATGGGACGTTTACGGCGAGCTTGAAGACGCATACTTCGCGAACCGCGCAGATCGTCGCCCGATGACGATGGCCGAGATGGCCCTGCAGAACGCTCAGGCGCTTGTAGACATGGAACGTCGTCAAGCTGAACACGACGCCAAGCTTGATGCTGTTGTTTCCGATATAGCTGAGATCAAACAGGCCCACGCCGTTCTTGATCGCATGCCCTCAGACTGCGAAGGCATTGAGCGCATCCGAAAGCGGATGAACAAGGAATACAGCCTGTCGGTAACCGTGGTCGACAAGATCATGCGCGACAGCCCATACGCACCGACGGTTAGAGTTCTCGTCCGCAATCAGCACGCAGAAGGCGCGCACAACTCCGGCTTCGCAATCAAGGAAGTCTCGGCAATCTTCAAGCGCTTTGTGAGCGAATGCCAGCACTCGGCCGGCGCGCTCCATACTCATCCGTACATCGAAGGCCGGTTCAAACTGGTTTTGCCCAAACGCGAATGATGCCCTGCTGATCTTTCAGCAACCCCAATTCACCTGACAATTTGGAGACACCATCATGCCGAACACGATTCCGGCCGCTGGCGAAGCCATGCCTGAAGTTACCCTTGAAGTGATGATTGCGCGCCACAACGCAGCTATCGAGGCTGCGAACAACCGCAATGGCCCTCTCGAAGACAGCCCCGAGGAAATCGAGATGCATTCTGCAATGAATGCGTTTTTCGAGAGTTCGGCCCGGCTCACGTCTTTTGACGGACTGATGGCTGCGCTTCGTCTTGCCGACAAGGAGAACGAAGATTTCGACTGTTCCGTGGTCAGTGCCACGCTCGTGAAGGGTGCGCTAGCCTACTTGGAAGGCCAGACAGCCCGCGAGCGGCTTTCCGATCTCTTGCAGCAGGCAGGGCAGATCATTCGCGATAACCCCGATCTGGCCGTCGACCGCATCACCATCAACCACGATGGCGTCCACACCCTCATCAAAATCCCGGTTACAGAGGAGCATTCAGCATGAAAACGACCCGTCGCACATTTCTCGGCGGCGTAGCTGCTGCCGCTCTCCCTGTCGCCGCCGTGGCCTGCGAGGGCATAACAACCGCCCAGATCGAACCATCGGCGCTTGCTGATCTGATTGCCGCTTACAACGAAGTCACGGACGAAGCCGATCGCATTGACGGCTTGTCCGAGGCTCTTTGGGAAAGCCCTGAGCGCCCGCCAGTTGCGATGCTGGAAAGCGCAGAACTGACGCACTCCTACCGCTGGCATATGCTCCGCCAGCAGATGGTCATGACGCGCGAGGGCGTCAACGAACTGTTTGACCGTGAAAAGGGCTTGCTGGAGATCAACGCCAATGCCGTGGAAAATCCGGCGACGTTTACTCCGAGATTCGCCAAGGTCGAAACCGATCGCGAGCATTACCTTGCGATATTCGATGCCCGCGAAGCTCGCTATCAGGCATGGGCCACATCGAGCGGCTTCCATGATCTGGGTAGGGAGCAGGATCGTCTTTCCGGTCTGGAAAACGATCTGAACGAAGCCATCATCGCGCACCCCATCAATACGCTGGAAGACGCGCGCATGAAGGCAGCGCATATCAAGAAGGTCTACGGCTCGTCCATGAACGGCCAGGATCAGGCGACCTTCCTCGCAACCCTCATCAATGCGGGAGAAGAAGCATGACGAACGCGATCAATGGTATCCCGGCTCAGTTTCTTCGCCCGGAACAGGACTGGCTCAACGAACTGGATATGACGGCTTTCGAGGGCCGTCAGTTCAACGCCGTGTACGAAGCGCTTTCGCTCGCGATAACTGGGCTTTCCGGCGTCATGAACCAGCCCAGAAGTAAGACTGATAGTGGCCTCAAGCCAGCAGGCCAATACCTCAGCACGATGTTGGAGTTCATGCACTCCGAACGGACGCGTCTGATCGAGACGCTGAATCACCGGAAGCCCAAAGACGACGACGAGGCGCATGTTCGCATGTGTCTTCTCGTCCAGTACGAGGCTGAATGCGAAGACATGGATGCAAGCGATCTGGCTGCCTTCGTCAAGTCGTTCGAAAATATCACCCCTGTGGATAAGTCGAATAACGGGGAGAACTGATCAATGGAGAAAGAAAATCCTTTGATCGAGTTCGCGAAGGCATTGGCAAGGTGGCAGGCCAAGGAAGACGCTGAAAGCCTGCGACCGTCCAATGACGACGTGAAACCCGCCACAACCGCCAAGAGATCGAAATGAAACGCGCTGCAATCTACGCCCGCTACTCGACGGACCTGCAAAATGACAAGTCCGTTGAGGATCAAATCAGGCTTTGCGAGGCGCACGCGCAGCGCATCGGGGCGCAGATCGTCAAGACGTTTCACGACAGAGCAAAATCCGGCGCGTCCATGTTTGGGCGCGCTGGCCTGTCTCAGCTGATGCAGGACGCGGAAAACGGAACATTCGAAGTTCTGATTTCGGAATCGCCCGACCGTGTTTCCCGAGACATTGCCGACCTGGCGCATATTCACAAGACGCTCAAGTTTCGCGGCGTCGAGATGAACTGCGTGAACGGCGGCGTCATGGACACGATGCAGATCGGCATGTACGGCGTCGTCGGCCAGATGCAGCGTGAGGAAGGCGCCAAGAAGGTCAAGCGCGGTATGGTCGGCGTCGTGCGCTCTGGTCGTCACGCTGGCGGCAGGGCTTACGGCTATGAGCCGGTACCGGGCAAGCCGGGAGAGCTTCGCATTCTTCCTGATGAAGCCCAGATCATCGTCAGAATTTTCAAGCAGTATGCGGCCGGGACATCGCCGCGCACTATCGCCGGCGCATTGAACGAAGAAGGCGTTGCCCCTCCCCGCGGCGAGAAGTGGAACGCCTCCACCATCAACGGCAGCGGGACGCGCGGATATGGCATCCTGCGCAATCCCATCTATGACGGCCGGATGATTTGGAACCGGGTGCGGATGGTGAAAGATCCCAGCACCGGGCGCCGTGTGTCGCGCACGAACGACACCAGCGAACACGAGACGATCGACGTTCCGCATCTGCGCATCGTGGACGAATGGCTGTTCCAGAAGGTTCAGGAGAGAAAGGCCGCGACCGGCGGCGAACACAAGATGATGCAGCCCAGATCGAAGCGGCTGCTTTCCGGCCTGCTGCGCTGTGGAGCGTGCGGCGGCGGTATGGTGATCGTCGGCCCGGATCGGGGAGGCAACCGCATCCAGTGCAGCACCTACCGCGAATCCGGAACGTGCGACAACCGCCGACGGTTCTATATCGACCGGATCGAAGAACAGGTTATCGACAGCTTGCGTATGGCGTTTGCCGATACGAGCGTTATCGAGGCCTACGTGAAAACTTACGAGGAGGAGTTGAAGCGGCGGCGCGGGAATGCCTTTAAAAGCAGGGCGGCAGCGCAGCGCGGCTTGAATGATGCGAAAGATGGCATCACAAAAATAATCGAGAAAATATCGAAAGGGCTCATCGAAGATGACGAGGCAGCGGTATTGCTGGCTGGCCTTCGTGAAGAGCGGAATAAATTTCAGGCCATTCTGGACAGCGTCGAGGAGCCTGCGAATGTGATCGAGCTTCAGCCGAAAGCCTTGCTGCGTTTCCGGTCGAGCATCGAGAGCTTGGCGAAAATCTTGCGATCTAGCGACGGCAACGTGCCGATGGAGCTCGGGGAGACGTTCCGGCAACTGGTGGCCGCGGTCGTTGTTGAACCGACACCGGCGGGCGAAGCCTACTCGGTCAGTCTGAAGGCCTATCTCTCAAGCCTTATGCATTCTGAACTGTCGGTTATAAAGTTGGTAGCGGGAGACCGTCTTAACCTTTATCACCTACAGCAAGCCGCCGAGCTTATTGACGTCGGTACTTGGCAAATCGCCCTCAAAAACGCCATCAAGGATTATCTGCCGGAGGTTGAGCCACCGGCACCGGCCAATGATGCATCGACAGGCTCCAAGATGACACGGGAAGCGCGATGAAAATACTGGGTATAATCGTCACCGCACTGGCCGTAGCCATTAATCTGTCCACCACGGCGGACACTTTTGCCGCGCAGGGCGTCTCTTGCGCTTCGCTGATCGTGGTCGACGGCGACACCATCAAATGCGACGGGCAGAACATGCGTCTGCTGGGCGGCGGGGTGCCGTTCAAGTCTGGCGTGGATGCGCCCGAGATGGGCAGCCGTGCCAAATGCGAGTTTGAGCGGGATCTGGCGCTGAAGGCGAAAGCAAGGCTGAAAGAACTGCTGCTGGCCGGTGTGCCTCGATTCGAGGACAGCGGCGCGCGGGACCGGACACAGAGCCGCCGGCCGCTGGTGAACGTCTATCTCCCGGATGGCCGGGAAGCTGGGCAGGTTCTTATGGGGGAAGGACTGGCGCGAGAATGGCGCCCAAAGCACCGCATTGATTGGTGCAATTGATCTGCGCCTCCGTTATGGAGGTCGAGAACTTCGGGACAATCGTCCACAAGTTCAATGGAACCCGCTGGCAGTACGAGGCTGCTGGCGGGTTTTCCGTATCATCGTTTTGCCGGCGTGTTCCGGTTGACGCTGGCGTCGAGCCGCTGAAGGATTTCCTTCATGACCTGCAAATCGCTCGACTGCTTGTTGAAGTCGTTCTGCAGGTCTTTAATCGCCGCTGAGATTGTCTGCGCTGACTGTTCAGTGACAGTGACGCGGTATTTCAAATTATCCTGTTCCCGGAGAATTTCGAAGGATGAGCTTTCGAGAGCCTTTAGCCGCTCGTTGAACGCCGTTTCCTTGCCTGTCACGTCCGCCAGACGGTTCTTGTGAAGCTCTTCGTGAGCGGTCCATTTCTCGGCCTGCTTGCCATCGAGACGAAGGATCGCGTCCGCGTTGGTTTTGATATCCCCCTCTAATGAGGTGAAGTAGCTGCCGCTTTTCATGATGAGCATCACCAGGCCGCCGACGATCAGACCGGTGTTGATCATGGACCCGAAGCGCTGCCAAGTGCTTTCGACTTGTTTAAGTGTCGCCATCTGAGGCCCTTGCGATGCGAGTAGAAGAAAGCCCCGGCCGTAGGTCGAGGGGATAGTTTCAAAGCGTGATGATTGAGCCGCCGACGATGGCGCCGTTATTCGCGCTGGAGACGGTTGCGGTCAGCGTGGAGCCAGATGCGTTGACGGCGTCCCATTCCTCGACAAGACCGCTCGTCACGTCCGCCTCAGAACTGCCAAGCCCTGCCCGAGCAAAGCGACTGGCTACCTCGGAAGGCGTCAGGGCGCGATTATAGAGCCTTGCCAGGGAAACGCGCTGGCGGGACATCTGGACCGGAGCGCCGGCATTGTAGGCTGCGCCAAGGATCATGCGATGCCCTGTCTGCCCGTCGATGTTTGGCTGTCCGTTGATCGCCACCATATCGAGCGCACGCTGGCGAACCAGTTGACCGTTGCGATACAGCATCCAGCCGCCTGACCCGTCGTGTGTGGCCAGCCAGTGGATCAGATTGCCATAGTCGGGGATAAGTCCTGTTCGGAACGGGTTCAGGATGTTCGTTGACGAGGTGGCGAAGTCCATGCGGTCAGAACAGCCAACCGCCATGATTGGCCCGCTCCAGTTGCCGGCAAGACCGACCCAACCGATAGCGCCCATGAATAGCGACTGCTGAAGCGCGGATACCGCCGTGCTGGTGCCGCGCCACATCATTACGCTGGCGTTCGCGCGGGTTGTCGGCTCAATCCCGCCCATCCATTCCATCGACATGGCTCCGTCAATTACCAGACTGTTGTCGGTGCCGCAGTTGATCCATGACGTTGTGCCACGAGCAGATAGAAGAACGGCTTTCTTGCCAGACTTCTTGACGGCAGGGGCAGCGATTGGTGTTTCTGCATGATCCCGGAAGGCAATGACGACATAGTTCGCCGTGTTGACGTTCAGCGCAGATCCAGCGGCAAGCTGGAGGCCATCCGCGTCGAATGAAATGCCTGACGCCACAATGCCGGCCGCCGCAGACATCTGCTTTGCGCCGCTGGTTGACATGGTGTCGGTCTTGATCCACGCCGGCTGAAGCGTGCCGCTGATCTTGGCAATGATCACGGCCTTTGGCTGGAAGCCGAGACTGACGGCACGGTTCGCGCCGGAACCCGTGTATGCCGCCGTGGCGAAGTTGGCCCCGGTTTCGAACCCGATGAAGTCGATGCCCTCGCCCAGCTCCTGCGCCGCGTCGTATTCGTTGACATAGCCTGAAGCCGATACCGTGCACTGGCCCGTCGTGAGATTGGTGATCGCTCCAGATTCCGTCAGCGCGGTTCCGCCGAGCAACGCCGTCGTGGACGAACCCACCTGAAGAACGCCGTCACGCGTGCTGTCTCGCTTCACCAGTACGGCAGCCAGATTGATGGTGCTGTCATCGAACTTGATAATGCGGTCTGCTGTGGCGTTGCCCTGAGACCCGGCAAGGGCCATCTTCAGTGCGGCGGAGCGCGATATGGCCAGATGGTGATAGGTGATGTCCTGATCGTTCCATTTGGGCGACTGCGAGACTGTAAAGCCGTCCTTGGTGAGGGTCGCACCGTCCGCATAACTGTTCGATGCGCCCAGAACGTTGGTGCGACCGGCCCACAGGTCATGCAGCTTGATGCCAACCATCTTCGGAGCATCTGGAATGCAGATGACGACTTCCGGTTTCCAGCCGATGGAGACGCTGCGCCGGGAGCCATTGCCAACCGAAGTCCCTGTCTTGATGCTCATGCGGCAAACTCCAGTTCAACGGTTCCTGTGGCCTGCGTCTGCTTGCGAAGGCTGATTTTGTCGAAGCAGCCGGTAACGCCGGCCGATGCAGAACCGGCAATGGTGATGCTCGTGGCGGCAGCAACGAACGAGGTGACAATCGGAAGCAACTGCCCTGCCGAGACGTTGGTCGATCCATAAATCTGACCGGTGGAAGAACCGGCCGTGTCGGTCGTCAGGCGGCAAGAAATGGAGTTTGCGCTCGGCTCCAGCATCGTGGCGCGGAACACATAGGTTTCGCCAATCTCAAGGCCGGAGACAGTCTGCGTTG